CTCATGTTAGTTTTTAATGTCCCCTTCAATGGGAGACCCTAACCTTCAAGACTTTGTCCTCGGGACGAAGTCGATCGGCTGGAGAAAGCGGAAAAGACAGGTATACAGTTAGCCTCTGTCTGTCTTAGCCCTTTCGGACCAAATCATGGAGTACCCCAGATTCCATACCTCCCCGTCTAGCGTGATGCTGACGATGGTGTAGACTACTTCGCCCTTATGCTCGATGGAGCTAGCGATTGTTGGTGCTACACACCCTACCCTCTCTCCCGGTTGCCATGCGTCTCTGATGTCGTTCTGTTTCTTTTCTTGAACTACGGTATCATATGCAGTCCCGCTACCTTCTCGTGGAATATCGTGTCCAACTACGCTCGAATCCTCTGGATAGTAGTAGACGCTGATGTTTTTTCGTCTGATTAGGAAGTGACGAGGCATTCCCTTCATCCCCTTTATGGTCAGGTCCCCGTTCGGACCACCATTGAAGGAGACTTCTCTGAATGGATTTTCCATCAGACAGAGGAAGGCTCTATGAGTGTAGAGCAAACAGTGCAGGTGGATGTCACTCAATGTTACCCACCCCGTCAATTTCACCCTGTTGATGATGACCTTCTCGTGTGGACCAGAGTTCGCCTCTCTATAGGAGCCTTTGTTGTGTTCCTCACGCAGAAATAGTGTGCACTGCCCCCAATCCCTCTTAAGGAGGCGTCCCCCTCGTTTGAGGAAGAGTTTAAGCTTTGCTTATACTTAAATACTGAACTAAACACCGCCCTTTCTACACAGGGATAGTTCAGTAGCTCTGACTACGTTGTCCTCCTCGGTTCTTCCCAATAGAACAAGGACTAGCTTGCCCAAGGCTAGTACCGACGCAAGGCCGTACAGTCACAGCCCGCCCAGAGCTCAGCTCCAGTGAACCCCCAGCCAAGTTAGCCAGCCGGTGCGTAGAGCTCAGACTCCGCCCCCAGCTAACCTCCTCGGGATAATCACCGTAGGTATAAGGCCCCTCGCGGCGCCGGAAAGCCTGAAGCTCCTCCCGCAGCTCCAAAGCTGCCGTAGTTTGTCCTAGACCAAGCCCCTTTCATTGCGGACCTTACCGCCTGGTGCTAGAACCGAGCTCCTGGATTGTAAGTACTCAGGAAGACTTTCATCGTCGGAGAAGATCGTGTAGATATCTTCGACTTACAGACCCCTGCAGAGTTGTGTACTTTATGGGGCCTCCTTGCCACCAAGGCCGGCTTAAATGAGCTCTTCATGGATGAAGAAGGAGTTATGTGCCCTGCTTTCGAAGCAGGAGCTGTTCTCAACATCAATGACCAGGTCATGATTGATGTTGCCACTCAGGTCGTATGTGCTGCCGAGGATCTAGAAAAGATCCCTCATTGCCATGTAAGACGGCTTGTTAGACCCGAC